ATTCCACTATTGGCTCCGACACCACAAACGGTGACGAAAAAGACGCATAATCAAACAGGCCGCCCGTGAAAAGGCGGCTATTCTTCTAGGAGGTGTTCGGTATGATTCTGCCCGAATCTCTGACATATACGGTTGTTGTTGCCCACCGTGCTAATCGCTCCCATAAATCCCTTTGCAGTATTGGCCTGCTTCATGTTGAAAAGGGGGAGAAGGTATGGGAAAAAGAAATATTGGTCAATCCGCACACGAAGTCCTTTTCCTTTGCGCACTATCACGGTATCAGTGCCGCCCGCGTGGCGTCCTGTCCAGCGTTGCCTGAAGCGTGGGAAGGTGTAAAGCAATACTTTACAGGTCAAAACATCGTTTCTTATTCGGCGGATGCGTGCGACGATACCCTGATTCAATCCCTGCAGGCATATGGCATTGACTTTCCGCCCTGCCAGATTGTCCACGTCAATGAACTATTCCGTGCGGATCGTGGCAGCGTATCCCTGCGTTCGCTTGCAAAATCGCTTGACTTCGACGATGATTTCACCGGCGGCGATACGCTGGAAACGCTGGATTTGCTGAATCTTGCCATGGAACGTGCCGCCGCCCGTGGCAGCCGCGTCATTCAAAAGGCATTCGGCGTGAAGTCCTATTCCGAAAAAGTGCTGCGCGAAAAAAGGCAGCAGGAGGAACAGGCCGCCCGCGAAAGGCGCAAGCAAGAAGAGCAGGCCGCGCGTGAAAAGGCGCTGGCCGAACGCGAACGCCTGGCACTGGAAGAAGCCGAGCGTAAGGCGGAACGCGAAAGGGAGGAACGCGCCCGTAAAGAAGTGAAGGCAAAAGAAAAAGCCGCCGAAAAAGCACGGCGGCAGGAGGAAAAGGCGCGTATGCAGGCCGAAAAGGCCAAGGAAAAAGCCCAGCGGCAAGCCGAAAAGGCCGCTGAAAAGGTGCGTCGGCAGGAGGAACGCGCCCGCAAGCGTGCCGAACAGCAGAAACAATACGATGAATGGTATGCCCGGCAAGGCAAGCCGATGCGTGCATTCATGACTGCGCTGCCGTTCATCCCGCTTGTCCTGATTATCTGCGTCATTCTCTATTTCGTTTTGTAGCATACAAAAAAGGCGCGCCGCGCCCCGACGTGCCTTTTCTGCGTAGAACATTCTATTCCAATGGGAATTTAGAGGAAACCGTTACTCATGGAAGTTTTAGTATCGGTTCACTTTCTATTGTACCCATAAACGACATTCTGTAAAGGGGGAGGAATATGATTGCAGCCCTTTATGCGCGCTATTCGTCCGACAATCAGCGCGCGGAATCCATCGTGGCCCAGCTCCGCGCTGGCAGGGAATACTGCCAGCGGCGTGGTTACACCATCATCAAAGAGTATGCGGATGAAGCGTACACCGGCACCAATGACCGCCGCCCGCAATATCAGCAGATGCTTGCCGACGCGCGGCATGGATTGTTTGAAGTGGTCATCTTCCACAAGGTTGACAGATCGGCTCGCAACGAATACGACTACTACCGCCACAAGCGCGACTTGATGGCGTGCGGCGTCATGGTGGAGTACAGCGGCCAGTCCATTGATATGTCCACGCCGGAAGGCGCGCTCATGGAGAATCAAATGGTCGGCCTTGCCGCCTACTATTCGCGGAATCTTTCCCGTGAAGTCAAGAAGGGACTGAAGGAGAATGTCCTGGCAGGCAAATTGACCGGTGGCAAACCTCCTTTTGGTTTCACCACGGATGCAGGCAAGCACCTGATACCGGATGCAGGGGAGGCCGCCGCTGTGCAACATATCTTTTCCATGTACGCCGACGGCCACGGTTATTCCGATATACTGGCCTACCTGAACGGCCACGGTTTCCGCACGCGCACGGGCCGCCCGTTCGGCAAGAATTCCCTGCATGATATCTTCCGCAACCGTCGGTATATCGGCGTGTGCATTCTAGGCAAGAATCAGAAATACGCCGACGGCCACCGCAACAGCCACCGCGCCGACCACAGCGGCATGATCATCGTCGAAGATGGCTGTCCGGCAATCGTCAGCAGGGATTTGTGGCAGCGCGTGCAAAAGCGCATGGACCACAACCGGCACCGTCCCGGCGCATTCCGCGCCAAGCATACCTATCTGCTGTCCGGCTTCATCCATTGTGGCCTGTGTGGCGGCACGATGGCAGGCACCGGCACGCTCTCACACGGTCACGTGCTCCGATATTACCGATGCAGCGCAAAGACGAATCACGGCAAGGCCGCGTGCGCGAACAGGGGAGTGAGTGCCGACCGCCTGGAACCGTTCATTGTCAAATACCTGCGCCGCGTCATGCTCTCCCCCAATATCCTGATGCGTATAGCCGCCCGCGTGGCCGCAATCATCCGCGAATCCGTCGGCACCGTCGATGATGCGCGTCACCGCCTGCAGCAGCAGGAAGCGAAACTGTCCCGCGCGCTGGAACGTCTCTATGATATGGTGGAGTATGGCGAACCTGACGAATACGACCGCGAACGCATGGCGAAAGTCAAAGCCGAATTGACCGCCGTGCGCGCGGATCTGCGCGACATCAAGCAAAGGAAGCAGCAGGAAACGACGCCCGCCGACGTGGTCGCCTACATCCGGCAGACGTTCCTTCCTTTGCTCGAACAGTCCGACAAGCTCCATATCATCCTGTCCGCCCTTGTCCATGACATCATCGTCACCCCCAGCAAGGTCCGCGTACAGTTCAGCATGGCACCGTTTGAGTGTGGAGGGTTCACCCCCGAGCGCACCAGTAAACTCAAACTGCCGATTGTCGAACGGTCCTGGCCTAGATGGATATTCGACGCGGCGTAAAAATAAGCCACCCTGATTTAATCAGGGTGGCATTTTGCGTTTTATGCAAATTACTATAGGGATTTCACCAGCATGGCCGCCGTGACAACTTGCCACAGTGTTCGTTCCAGTTTCAAGCGTCGTTCAGTCCGTGCGTGTTCCTTTTCGGATTTCTCGTAGGATTTCTGTGCTTGATTCAATGAGTTTTGCGCTATCTCTAGCGACATCTTCGCCTGATCTGACTGCTGCTGCAGCTCCATCAACTGACTGTGCAGCAGATTTATTTGCTTCCTCGACTCCGTCAGCCGCGCGTTCAGCTCCATCAAGCGACTGGCCGACAGACTCGACTGTGCTTTTGCTGTCTTCAATTCCTTTTCCGATTGCGTCAACAGCATCTGCAGCCTTTCGTTGTTCTCCTGCAGCCTGTTCAAGTTGTCTTCCAGCGTCTGAAGCTGTGCGTCTGTCACCTGATAGGAACACAAGCCAACCGATGGCGGCCAAAACAGCAGCGCTAATAACAGCAGCGACATCAAGCAGCGTTTCGGCGTCCACATTACGCCGCCTTTTCTGCTGGACGCATTTTCCCGACTGCTTTTCCTACAAGGTACAGCGTCAGGTTGATGATACCCGGCAGGAAGATGGTGTCGCGGAATTTTGGCCATCCGGTTTCTTCCGCCGCGTCACGCTTCAACTGCGTGGCAAAGGCATCCGCCACAGACTGGACCGCTGGCAGGACCGTGTCGCCAATCCACGCGACGATAGCGTCCTTTGCTTCGCCGCTGGCAAAGTCGGAAATACTCGACAGCGCTTCGTTTTTCAGTTCTTCGATGGTCATTGTCTGTTCCTCCTTATGCAAAGACAGATTCATCATACATATAGTCACCGTCAAAGGCGTGCGTACCCAGCCACATTTCGTTCGTGTTCTGCCATACGTAGCCGCCTAAATCGTCGTTATCGTCCCATTGTGCGTTCCAGACAGGGCATTCAAGCGACTTCCAGTCAATCAGATTGCACAGCCACGAATATGATGCGTACACACCGCTGTTCAGGCCGATGTTTTCCAGCCACGCTTTACACATGGCCGTGCAGTTTTCCCGGCTGAAGTCGAATCCGTTGCTGCGCTTCCAACCGTCAGCGTCTTCAAGGTCATAGAATACAGGCAGTTCCAGCAATACGCCTGCGTCTTCGATGATTGCGCGGCATTTCTGTGCCTGGCGCGCGGCGTCGGACGGATGCAGGCCGTAGTCGTAGTGGTACGCTCCGACCAGCAGGCCGTATTCGTGCGCCTTGTCTACGTTGTAGCGGAATTCCTTGTCTTCATGTCCATTTCCCCAGCTTGCGCGGACATAGACGAATTTGCATCCCGCGTCCACGGCAGCCTGAAAAACGGAATCAGGGATGTGGTCACAGTCTGGCGGTACATTCTGTTCGGAAATGTCAAACCCTTTTATCATACTTTTCTCCTTTCTCGTCAGATAACTGTTTCAATGTGTTGCGAAGTTTTGCAGGGATAGGGATACCGGCTTTTGCTGAATTCTCGATAATAGACAGTCCTTCATTGCCAGTGAAGAACCAAACCACGGCGGTTTCGATTGCTGGAATGCCTGTTGCCTTTTCCAGTTCATGCGAAAGCACGATCAGCAGCAGGATAAGGATTTTCTTGCAGATTCCCCTGAAGCCAATCCGTGAATCCAGCTTCAGCGCCGGGTTGATATACGCGGCAAGCAGTCCGGTTATGTAGTCAATGACCATCATGCACAGCAGCGCTTCGATGGCATCCGACCACCCCAAAAAGTAAGATACCATTGTTCCTGCCGCTGAAGCGGCAGCGCCCACCTGCCTTTCTATCCCCGTAGGCATCCACGCCCGCGCCATAGTCCATACATCCATAGGCCCTCCTTAGAAATGTACCTGATAGAACAATGCACCGGCACAATCTGCCGCAAAGTCGCCCCGATCGAAATGGTCATCCACAAACTGCTCTTTTGCAGCCCCGATGGCAATCGTGGTCAGCGTGGCGGCGAACGGCGACATCTTGCAATTTCTCTGCAGTTCGTCGTTGATGACGTATGAAACGCCAAAATGGGCGAACCTGTCCACGCCGATGTCCGAAATGGCATCATTCAGCGGATGTGCCTGGACCGTCACCGGCAGTGCCAGCAGCGCCGCCAATAGAAGAACCTTTTTCATTTCTATTCCTCCTTCTGAGAACACCACGCGCAAGTATTGCTTGCGTTAATTTATAACCATCACAATGTTTCAATCCTCCAAGATAGCTCATAAGCGAATCATGGTAGTTTTGCGCCGATGCGTTCCAGTTGTAGTATTGCTTCTGTATCTGGCGTAAGCGGCGCTTCATGTGTAAGGATGATTTCTTTCGTAGCTTGATGTGGTCGCGGTAAACCCTGTAACCACAAAAATCTATTCCCTGCCTTACGCCATTCACGGATGTTTTGTTGTTCAGCTTCAATGCAAGTTTCGATGCGATAAATTCTTCAATTTCGCGTTCATACTGCCATAGCTGCCTTTTGTTATCCGATACAATTGCAATATCGTCCATATAGCGGATATAGTGCTTGACGTGCAGATGGTGCTTGCAGTATTGGTCTAATTCGTTAAGATACAGATTCGCGAACATTTGCGAAGTCAGGTTACCTATTGCCATGCCCACGCCTGGCACACGCTCTTTTTCATAGTTATGGTCATCTAGCTGGATTCCAAACAGGTGGTCGCCGTAGATGATTGTTTTCATCAACCATAGCACTTCTTTGTCCTTGAATATCTTATTAAGTATTTCAAACAAAATTGCATGGTTGACGCGGTAAAAGTATTTACTCATGTCCAGCTTCAGCACGTAGGCTGGCGGTGGAGTGATGCGAATATATTTCTGCAGTTGCTTGATTGCCCTGTGCGCGCCGCCGCCGATGCGGCATCCGTACGATGTGTTGATGTATCGGCGGTCAAATATCGGATTCAGCACGCGGTATATCGCCCATTGAACCACCCTGTCTTTGAACGGTAGTGACATAATCAATCTTTTTTTCGGATCATGCACGAAAAATTCGTGATATTCCCCGACTTTGTATTTATGCCATATCAGCTCATTTTGAATTTGCACAAGGTTTTCTTCAAGGTTTTGTGTGAAGGACATTACATCGTGCCGATACCGGCGCCCCATGGCCGCGTTATGGTAAGCGGCCAGCAGGTTTTCGTAACTGTAAATTTCTTTGTAGATATTTCCGATTCTTTTCATGGTTCATTTCTTTATTTACTTTCTGTTTTGTTCTTTTGTTTTTTGTTTTTACATCCGCTGTACATTTCGCCTGCAAGTTTGCTCATAAGAGTATTGGCCGCGCGCTACTAATTGCAGCGGTCCTTTTGTGTTTTTCGACTCAATAATTTCAGCCAGAGGAATACTTGCCCTTATCCTGGCGTACTGGAATATATCCCGTAAGACATAGACTACTGACGTGCCAGGTGAAGCCGCACGGAACCCGATGTTGTTGTTCACATTCGACCGGACGTTGTTCAGATTCAAAGCGAACAAGCCAGCATTCGCGCCGTTGTTCCAATTGCCACCGGCGATAGGGATCCGTAATAGCAAGTACCCCTAATATAAGTCTACTTCGCGTTTTGAGATTTTATCCAGCCACCAATCATGCAGCCGATTTCAGCAACATTTCTTGATAACCGTTCATAACGCTTCGTAGACAAATATCCTCTTTTATAGCCTAGCCGGATGAACTGTTTCAGTACAAACAAGGCCACGTCCGCCTGCTGCAGCGTCGTTTTCTTGTAATACTTCTTTACCGCCGAAACGATAAGTTGGTCCAATTCCAGGAAGGCATTCTTCGTGTCCTGACCTAGCGCGAATTTCTCACGGCGCGGATATTGGTCAATACCCTGCCATAAATCATCCATCATATCATTTATTTTCGTGATAATCGTCAATTTATCCATGATATTCTCCGCCGCCACGCTATCGCGCGGCGGTCAAAACACAAAGTTCAAAGGTCAAACGGCAGCGTAAGCCGCACGGAACCCGATGTAGGCGGACACATGCGACCGGACGTCGTTCAGAGCCAAAGCGAACAAGCCAGCACCCGCGCCGTCGTTCCAATTGCCACCGGCGATAGGGAGCCGCTCACCGGCTGTATTCAGCCAGAAATGGTCGTCCGCCGTAATGCCTGTAGGCGGCGCGATAAGAGTCTGACGCAAGATGTCCGGAATGGTGAAGCCGGATGCGGCAGCTACGCCGGAAAATGCACCTTCCGTACCTACTTCTTTTGCGCGTGCCGAACCAATCTGAATGCCGTTGCCCGTGAAGAAGGACTTCGTATCCACCCATCCGGTGGCGTCGTTCTCTTTGTTTGCCGTGTCGAAGTTGTTCATGGCCGTTCCATCCTGGCCGTGTACGTAGATGTGGCCGTCGATGATTTTTGCACCGTCGTTCCACTCCCAAGCATTACCGCACAGGTCAGCGATACCGTCCTGTTCGCCATTGTGGTTCCATGAATTAGGCCCGCTGCCCGTCAGCGTACGACCATCACCGCCCATGGTGCCATGCTCATAAGTTGCGTCGTAGGCTTTGCCGGTTGCCGTGTTGCCACGCGGCACGGTTCCGTTCTTCAGGCACCACATAGCAATAGCGGCCCACTCGACTCGCGTCATGATGTGCCAGCCTTTGCCCTTCGCCGTACAAGCGTTACGTGCGCCGTCAAAGTTAATCCATACGGCAGGGTCTTTGTGCGGCAGAGAGTAGGCGCGACCGTTCGTCACGACATTCTGATATTTTGAAATGTAGATCTCCGACAGCTCACGGCCATGGTAGAGGAACGCCGGATGCACGCCCGTGCCAAGGTCACTGCCGACATCCTCCAAGTTGAATTTCGGCACGCATACCATGATGCTGCCGTTGCCTGCATTGTCATACAGGACCGTGTTCTTGCCGCCCGTGGCCGCTTCGACGGCGTGGCGGAACTCATCACGTACGAAAGTTTCAATCATTGTTTACATCCTCCTGTTCTTTCTCAAGTGGAAAATACAAAGGCAGCAGGTCAACCGTGACGTTTTCGATGTCCACAGGGACTTTCTCCACGCGGAACACTTCTTTGTCCTTGTCATCCTTCTTTCCCGTGTCAACCATGATGTGCTGTGCCGGCGGGATTTTCACGCGCATGGCCAGATAGGCACCGTCACCGCCAACTTCCAGCGTGCCGCCGTAGTCTTGAGTGACGTCAAGCACGGTTTCGCTGTCAGCCTGTTCTTTTTCCAGGTCGATGCTTACCGTGTTTTCTCCCTTGCCGATGAACAGCGTGCTTTCCTGTACGCCGAACGGCACATAGGTGGCGGTGGAGGAAAAATCCAGTTCATGTACAAGCATTGTATACCTCCTTACTTGTTAGCCTGGACGGCGGTATATCGGACAACGACATTATCCGCGTCGTTCGTCACCACGACGGTGAACGAATTCGCGCGCTTGTCCTTGACGGCGACCGTCGCCTTGCGGTTGTTGGCGGTAGAATCAACTTCCAGCGCCACGCTATAGTCAGCACCAACCATGGCGTTTTTCAGCGTCACGGTGGCGGTTGGCTGCGAATTGTAGTAGTCCCCATAGTTCGGTTCCACGCGGCGTACGTCCGTGAAGCTGGCCGCGTTGAGATTTGCCGCGTTGTCTCCGGCAGGAACCGTGATGCGGTACAAGGGGAGTTTCCCTTCCGGCACAGAATCCGCGACCTTGACGGATGCGTCATCATCCATGTATGCGTAGAAGTTAATCGGCGCTGACGTGGTGTTGGCCGGCACCGCCGCGACAGAGTCCTGTGTATCAGCAATCGTCATTACGCTACCGTTGTACCAGAATGTGCTGAAGTTGGCCGCGTCGTAGGTGCCTGTCTTCGTCAGCTTGACGTTGCGCGTGCCGGCAATAGCATTGATGACGCCACCTGCAATCACGAATTTGTTGTATACGGTAACCGTTCCCTGCTGGACCTTCGATTCTTTCCATGCCTGCAGCTCATTCTGCGCATTCGTCGCTTTCTGCATGGCCACTTCGTACATGGCGGCAAGGTTGTTCTTGTCCTGATTGTACGGTTCAGCGACCGGATACAGCGTCGTGACGTCGGTTGCATCAATGACATCATGGTACAGGCCGGACGGGATTGCCGTTCCGCCGTAGGTCGGCGCGCCGGATGGATTGTCGCTTGCATTGTACGCCGTCTGATTGCGACGATGCACGCGGATCAGCGGGATTGCATAGACATAACCGTCTACACAATGCAGCGTATTGGCGGCTGACGTGCTGCCGTCTCCTGCGCGGTACAAACCCGTTGAAACTTGTCCGAATGTATAGCCGGTGTCCGCGCTTGCACCGCCGCGTGCTTTTACCGTTGTGCTGTCATCCACGCCGTTTGCGTGTGCGGAAAAGTTCACGTCGGTATAGACGCGGATATTCCAGCGCAACTGAATGCGGCGCGCCGTTTCATCGCCGGCCACCGTGTCCAGCAAGTCATTTGGCAGCGTCCCAGACGCGATACCGCCGTTCTTATAGACAGATTCGCTGTCATCTTCAGGGCTGTTCGTCGGCCCCACTTCCTGGAACCATGCTTCGACATAAGCAAGGTCTTCGCGCGCGCCATTGAACGGTGCGGCAGGGAAGATGATGTCGGAATAGTTGTCGGAACGGTTTGCACCGTCCAACTTCAACAGCCAGCCGTTGATATTGGCCGCGGCGTTGTTGATGCGTACCGTGTTGCGCGGCGACGTTACGCCCGTGATGATGTCCATTGAAAGCATCCCGGACGTCAGCAGTTTGCGCAAGATTTCAGCGCGCAAGTTATTCTGTACCTGCTGTGCCAGGTTGATTTCTGCATCCTGCAAGGGTTTTGCTTGCTGAAATGCAACCATGGAGAAAGAACGGTTGGCAGGGTTAAGCAGGCGGCTCATGCCCGTGGATGCTTTCGGCCCGCCTTCCCACAGCTCACGCGACGTTGTATCGCCTCCGAACCGTACGATAGATTCGCTCATATTGTCCTCCTTTTAAATCCTTAAATATCCTAAAGCCGCATGATCATTCAGCAGCATTCCGTATTTAGGCGAAAATACTTTTTCTGTGCGGCCAGGTATCGTGTGTGTGATGGTTTCTGTTGCGGTAGAGTGCTTCGACGCATTCAGCAGCGTTCCGCCCGTTGCCGTCACCACTTGACGCCATACAGGGATATGTACCATGCGCGTTACGCTCGACGGTGTGCCGCCGTTCGTGTGCATGGCGTTCAATACGGCCCCTGTGTGCCGTTCCTTACGTTTCTCGACAACAGACGTATAAATAGACGTGTGGTCGATTGTAGGCGCGTCATTCAGCGTCACAGGCCGTCTGGTATTCATCCGCGCGGCGGTGAATTCCTTGTAGCGTGCTGTCTGCTTCACGTCTTCCCTGACTGTGGATACAGTCACATGGCCGCCCGTGATGGTGCCGCCCGTGAACAGCACGTCGGTCATTTCGACATCTTTTCCGATGTCCTGATGCGACGTTTTCCGTGTTCCGGCACGGTTCAGCGACCAATACGGATGCAGCGACGTTTCGCGGCGCGTTGTGGTGATTGATGTAGTCCAGCTACGTTCCATTCCGCCGCCACCGTTCATGTTGTGGCCGTGGTAGGATATAACCTCCGCCCATACCGCTTTGTGATACGTCCGCGTGTTGGTCTTCGTCGGCGCGTCGTTCATCGTGGGGGACGCGCGCGAATTCATGCTGTTTCCCGTGAAGGTCATCCATTTTTCTGTCACGTCTCCGCCGATGTCCTTTTGTTCTGATGAATGATTTGTGACGTTCAGCTTCAGCCGCCCGTTTATGGTTCCGTTCCCGAACGTATAGGCCGTATGGCGTTCCGTTTCGGTGTGTGTTTCAGTCCAATGCGAGACGATTCCCGCCGCATTCAAGCCCGCGTCAAAAATTACGTGCTTGCGCGTTTCTGTCCACGTCTTATCCGGTATCACCGTGCGGATCAGCCGCCCGGCGGCATTCAGTCCAAACTGTTTTTTCGGCAAAATGATGATGCCATATCCAAGGTGTGCCGGTTTGTAAAGGTCCACGCCTTCATGCAATCCCTTGACGTCAATGACCACTTTGTCGATGTCATCCGCGTTTACCTTGAAGTTGAACGTGTAGTGCTCATTGTCTTCGTAGAGTGTCGCGCTGCCGTTCTTGATGTATCTGTCTGCCAGCGCCTCCATAAAAGGCTTTGTGGCCGCCGCTTTGTAGTTCAGGCGCAAAATGATGCGGTTCCGGCGCTGCTCATAGGTATCGTTCGGACGTACCGTCAGCCCCAAAAGGCTTTCCCAATCTGACAAGTGCCATGTGGCTGTCTCAATGTTTACCTGATTCAGCAGGTCAGCGACGCCTACACGTATTCTTTCGTGTTCGCGTGACAGCGTGTCGGTCAGCGTCTTAAATTCAACGTCCGACTGCAGGAAGGCTGGCAGGTATTCCAGCAGGTCAACTTGTTTATTACGTAGCCACGACATTGATGTCCACCTCCCCGACGGCGGCAAGTTGTTCGGCGGTCAGCGTCACATTTGCCACCTTGCCGTTCAGCGTGACGGAGTCCGGCACGTAGTCCGTGGCACCGCATTCAAGCAGGATTCTGCTTATCTGTGCCAGGGATATTTTCGACAAGCCAAACCACTTTTCACCCAGCCACCGATTGACGGCGGTTTTGAAGGTATCCGCGTCCACGGTTCCTTCGATGGTCGCGGCAATATCAATCAGCACCGGTTCCGGCGATACGACGGTTACCGTCGCGCCGATAGGCCGCTGTTCCTCGATGTAGTCATATGTTTTTTTGATAAGCTCCGCCGATGCGACTTTGTTGTTCGCGTCCACAATCAGCACTTTCACGGTTCCAGGACCGTTCCACAATGGGATGACCTTGCATTGTCCGACGCCTGACACCGCCATGGCCCACGACCAATAGTGATTCGCGTTGCCGGACGTGACCGGACGCCGCATGACAAACAGCAGGCGTTCGCGTAAGGAATCGTCGTTTTCTTCTTCGTATCCGTCATGTGCTGCCGCCGCGTTCGTTACCGTCTCGACGCCATACAAAGGAACCGGAATCAATGTCACCGTCCCCGCCTTGACGTTTCCGCCCGCTCCCGTGGTGGTGGAGGTGGCCGTGGCGTTCACGCTGCCGTCTGTGCCGATTTCTGCATCTGCTTTCAAGGCGAACGATACGCCGCTATCCGTGCTGAAAATATATCCGGCAGGGATGACGGTGCCTGCTTTCCCTTTGATGGTCAGCTCGACTTCTGCCGCCGTGGCTTTGCGTCGCGACAGTCCGGCCAGCGCGTCTGCCAGATAGTCTAGGTAAATACCCCATGACGTTTGCGGAAACCCTGCTTCGACAATCAGTTCCATTTCTGCATAGGTCTTTTCAAATTCCTTTGCATTCGCTGATAGTTCATCGAACGAGAACGTGCCTTCGTCGGCGGACGCCTTGCCTTCATTCAGTTCGGCGTAATAGTTCTTCAGCCGTTCCAGTATGTCCAGGCGCGTTTCTGCTTCAAACATTGTTTCACCTCCTTACAGCATGACGTTCATGATGATAGGTCCGTATACCGTCGTAAGTTCCAGCTCCATTTCGACGTTTTTCCCCGTGTGGGTGGCGTTGACCGCCGCCACGTTCAGGATGTACGGATTGGCCATCAACCCTTCCTTGACCGTGGTGTAGAGTTGCGCGGTATATTGCGGATCATTCGGTCCCGCGCCAATGAACGGTTCAATCTCGACGCCATAGTCATCGAAATAGGCGCGGTATCTCGACCGTTCGCACTTCAGCACGTGATATACCCATACTTTTATCGCTTCGTTTTTCTCGACATAGACGTGGCTTCCGTCTTTGTTCAAGATGAAGCAGTTTTTACCGAAGTCCCACGCCATTTCCTTGAACACAGGCAGGTTGTCCTGTGTCTTTTGCTGTGTCGTGGTGCCGGTCATGAATGGATTTGCCATATCAATTACCGTCCAGTCTTTTTAGTTTTCCGGCAACGATGAATTGAACCGTCGTTGTGTTGTCATCCCCTAAAATCGGTATCAGGATGACGCGGTCACCGACTTTCCATGTGTCGGTCAATGCTTCATCGTTGTCTATGGGATGGTTATGCGACGCATATTCCGCGTATCCGCCGCCGCCGCCACGGTCGGAAGTTGCGCCGACCATGTGGCGCGTGTGTCCTGGAATCCAATATTCGTCAATCCAAAGAAACTCTTTCGTCAGCTTCATCCCGTTATGCTCGACAATGATTTCAGGGGGAGGGGAGATAATCTTCCCGATGGCCGCCGACGGTTGCAGCGCTGTCCTTTGAGACATACGCCGGATATTCATAATGATTCCCTTGTAAGGGTCTACTGTCTTTGCCATTTTTACCCCCTTGAAGCCTTGATGATTTTCGTCGGCGTCATGCCCATTTCGCGATAGTCTCCGCCGTGGACGGTGACATTTCTGCTTGATGAATTGCCGTAGTAGCCTCCTTGGCCGTCATATATGACGGCATGGTCATCGTCGCCATAGACAACGACGTCGCCTTTTTCCAAATTGGATTCATCGTAGCTTTGCAGCATACCGTTCGCGTCAGCGTCCTGCACCATGGTCGGCACGCTCACCACGCCGTTGTTGCATTCCCCGGCAAGGAACGGTGAATAATAGCTTCCGCACTTGCCGACGAACTCCGCACAGCCGTTCCGCCCGTTATCCATGGTCTGATTACCCCATGCATCCCAGCCGGCGTTTATGCCAGCGTCCACGGTGCTGTTTCCGCTTCCTGTGCCACGGTTCGCCTTCATTTTGTTCTTGCTGGAACTAAAGACAGGCTTTGCATACTCGACCTGCTCGATTTTCGGCGTTTCCGGTTCATCCGGCACATACTGCAGGGTCAGGTCCATCATGTGATTCCCCGCGTCGAACGTGTGGGAATCCGCTTTGATATGAAACTTTCCCTTTAGCTGTTCCTCCTGAACCATGAGTGAATAGCCGGCGATACAGTTTATGTCTCCGATGGCCTTCAGGCTGGATTCGTTCTTGACCTGCTTCAGCAGCGCTTTCGCGCCGGCAACATTGTCAACCGTTTCGCCTTTTTTCGGCGGCTGCATCTTGTAGATTTTTTGGATCATGCCGTAGTGCTTGATGTCATCGTTGATGGAAAACATCTGGCATACCGTGCCGTTGTCATCCACAGCCTTGACGCGGTTTACCATGTCTTCTATGGATTCCGAATGTTCGGCGGACGTCATGTTGGTATTGTTCGCGGCAACGAACGATACCAATTCACCTTTCTTGATGATGTTGACCGCGCCGGACAGCGCAAGCATGGTATATTCCGTGCCTGTTGCCGCTTTTTCGCGCTGCAATATCATCCGGATGGTTTCCGTGCCGCTTTTATTGTCCGCGATAAAGTTCACTTCCGTGGAAAGGTCCGGCACTTTATCCGTCTGTATGCCAATTTCGCTGCAGACGTTCTTGATTGCGTCAGACGCCTTTCCTGTTACGATGGCTCGAATTGTGCTTTTGGCTAGATAAATCATGTCATCGTAGGCCGTGAATTCAAACGTGTACGAATCAGATGCTCGTTTCCGGTAGAATATTCTCCCCTGGAATAGCTCAAATTCATCTGTCAGTTCAGATTCGCGGTAAAAGAAATAGATGAATCCTCCCAGCTTCAGGTCAATTGGCACGAATGTGCTGTCTTTGTCCACCGTGTTATAAACAATCGTGAATTCCAGCTTGCGCGCCGCCTGTTCTTCATCACCGGACCATGTAATTTTGCTTACGTAGTCCGTTATGTCGAAGTTATCCAGCGGCTTTGAACCTGAATCCTTGCTTGCCTGTGCTTCTTTGTCCGTTTGCGGCGGGTCAGAATATCGAATGCTTATCATAGGTATCACCACTTAACCAACGATTTCCCACCTGCCTGTATACCCTTGATAGTGGAGGTTATCAGCACGCCGCCGCGCACGCCGCCCGACTTCGCCATGGCCTTGTATAGCTTCAACGTGCGCTGGCACTGCTTCGCTATAGATGCTGTGCGTTGCAACGACTTCGCCGCATTGTCCATGGTATCAAGCCCCGGCAGGCAACTTGTCACTTTTTCTTTCAGCGCGCCGCCGATGCGGCCTTTCAGCCCCGTCACGCTATTCAGCCCGCCGGACGCTGGCGTCAAATATCTGTATTCCCGTAGAGACAGGGAAAACGATACGTCACCGCTGCCGTCTTTTTCTCCATACTCAAAGGTTTCGACAGTCACAGGCATACTCACGTCCGTTCCAGTTATAGTTATCTGGCATGGCGTGTTTGCCGCCTGCATATCCTTGATTTGCTGTACGTAGGTGTAAGGGTCCTTGACCTGACTCATGAGTCCGCCAAACCCGCCAAACATTCTGCTGCCAAGCCCGCCGCCCTGTACGAACGGATAGTCATTTGCTGGAAAGAAGGACTCAAACTTCAGCGTGGCCAGCCCCGCGTTGCCAATGACATTGACGTCGCCTATGTTGATGACGTTGATTGTCTGATTGTTCCGTGGATTTGTCACAGTGAAGCTGGCCGGCAGGACAGGGAACGTAACGGTCTTACCGTCTCCGGACAGCGTGAATGTGCATCCGCTGCCGTTCATACCCAGCGCGCCGGCGATACCTGACAGCGTTGACGATGCCTTTGACAAGAACCTTGTAAAGCTGCTCATTAAATCGCCCCCACATTCAGATTGACTGCATTCGTTTCCAGCTTGTATTCAATCTCACGCGCTACCTGCATAGCTATTTCTTTGATGTCCTGTCCATTGTTGACTGTGACACCGGAAATGTAGATATTGAATTCCGGTTTTTCTCCGCCGCTTGACATGGCACCCTGGCGGTATGCCTGTGCAAGTGACTGATCGTGCGGGATGACGCGCGCGCCGGATGGCAGGTCCACGATTTCGCCGCCGTGCTCATTGATGACAGCAGGACCGCCGAACCAGTTGTCTGTGCCGCGTGCCAGGTATGGGATACCCAGCGGGCCAAACGTGCTGCCGCCGACTCCTGGCACCCAATCAGGTATAGACACCGAAATGGAGTTGATGCCGCCTATAACGGCGTTGATTGCAGCCTTGACGCCATTCAGCACGCCTTGCGCTATGCCGGCGATACCGCCGAAGATACTGCTGAATATCTCGACTACGCCGTTCCATGCCGCCGACCAATTCCCTGTGAAGACGCCCGTAACGAAGTCAATCAGTCCGGTAAAGATACCCAGCCCCATATTGACTACTGCTGCCACGACATCAAACGCGGCGGTCAGCACGCCGGTCAGCACGGATGCCAGGATGTAAACATTCGCGACCACGACGCCGCCCATGACCATGGCAATACCCTTGAAAATACTGATAATCATGTTGATGGTGGCGCTGTGCTGCTGGAATACTCCCATAAGGCGCTGCCATGCCGCTTGCAGGTTGTTCAATGCCGGACGTACGCTGTTCAGCGCGCCCATGAACGCCGTGCGTAGGATAGTTCCCAAGCCTTGAAACAGCTTCGATACCTGTTCCCAATGCGTATACAGCAGGTAGGCCGTCCCGGCCAGTGCCATGATGGCAAGGCCGACAGGGGAGAAGGCAAAAGCCAATGATGCCCTTGTCGCCATGGCTATTGCCCCTGCTACCGCGCGGAATGCTGTTGCCGCTCCGCCGATGACGGACGTGATGGCGAACGACACACCCAGCCGTAGCATGGACGCCGTGGCTATCAGTCCGTTACGCGCTACATTTGCCAGCCCGCCCGCAACTGCCGACAAGGCGCTTGTTGCAGACGATATGGCGAACGATGCGCCCAAACGTGCCACGGATATTGTGGCAAGTATTGCGTTTCGTGTGATGTTTGCCAGCCCGCTTACGGCGGTCGATATGGCCCCCGAAAAGGAGAACGACCGTGCCGTGGCTGCTGCGGAAGTTGCCGTGGCTTTCAGCGCCGTGGCTGTTGCCGTCAGCCGTCCTATCATGGCCGTGGTTGCAGACGATACAGCCGCCCGCGCCGACGCCATGGAAGCAATTGCGCTGTCTTTCATGGCTACGAATCCGCCGACTACAGACGTCTTTGCCGTGTTTGCCACAGCAATCAGCGACGTCCGCGCCGCCGTAGACGATGCCGCAATAGATGTGGCGGCGGAGGAAACCGACGCCTTTGCCGATGCCATGGATGCAGAAACGGACGCCGCCGCTGTGCTTGCCGTTCCGCTTATGTTGCTCCATGACATGGCCGTCCGCATGGATGCCGCCGACGCCGTGGCTGACGTCTTCATGGCGGCAAACGATGCCGTGACAGATTGTCTTGTTGCGGCTGCCGATGCGCTTGCCGATGCTTTCATGGCCGCAAAGGATTCCATGACGGACTTCTTTGTTGACGATATCGACGCGGACAGCGCGTTCATGGCTGTGCTGGCATTGTTGCTTATGTTGTTCCACGATGTTGCCGCCTGCATGGATGCCATATCGGCAATTACGCGCGTCTTCATCGTGGAGAACGCACCGACTACGGTAGTTCTTGCTGCTGTGGCCATGGATAGCATGGAAGTCTTCGCCGTGGTTGCGGATGCTGCCATAGAGGTTGCTGCAGATGAAACAGCCGCCCGCGCTGACGTCATGGACGATGTGACGGATGCCATAGCGGTGCTTGCTGCTCCGCTTATGCTGTTCCATGCTGCAGCCGCCCGCATAGACGCCGTAGATGATGCCGCCGATGCTTTCATGGCGGCAAAGGATGCCGTTACGGAACGCTGTGCCGATGCCGCTGACGCCGACAGGGACGTCATGGCCGCTTTTGCGCTGTTGCTTATACCGTTCCATGTCATAGCCGCCCGCATGGACGCCATGTCTGCCACCACGCTTGCTTTCATGGATGCAAACGCGCCGACTACTGACGTTCTTGCTGACGTGGCCATTGCAACAAGTGACGTCCGCGCCGCCGTGGCCGTGCTGGCCAGCGACGTCCGCGCCGCCGTTGCCGATGCCGTGATAGACGCAGTTGCCGACGATGCCGCTTCCTTCGCGCGTGACCATGCTCCTACCGTGGCCAATGATGCCGCTTCAGATGCCGCGCCTGTTCCACGTATCGCCTTCATGGCGTTTGATGCCGCGCTGGATATTGTACGGTAAGCGCCGCGTACACCCAGCACGCTATACTGCAATACGCGGTTGCGTATTGTCGTTCCGTACAGCACGCGGCCTATATCGCCGTAGATGCCTACCAAAGTTCCTGCTATGCCTGCAACCTTACTGCTGGCATAGAGTAGGCCAGTCAATGCAATAGCGCCTTCGCCGGCACCGATAATCAGCGAACGCATACCCGGCGACATATCGGTCAGCGCCGTTGCCAGCGTCTGGCCATATCCGGCAAGCGTGCGGATCTGCGGTGCCAGCGCCTGACCTAGCGCAATAGCCGCCGATTCGGCAGCACCCTTTAATTGGTCAACCGAACCTTTCAGCGTGTCGTTCATTTTGTTGAACGCTGCTTCGCTGGAACCGGCTGAATCGTTGATGGCGTCCGCCACCTGTGCGTATGCTTCAGGCGACGTGCGGACCAATGCCAGCAGTCCTGAATAAGCGTCTTCGCCGGCAAGTGATTTTGCCATGGCGACCTGTTCCGTATCGGACAGTCCGCTCATACTGTTGCGCAACTGTTCGATGACGTTGTTCAGGCCGATAAAGTTTCCGCTGCTGTCCTTCGTCTGTAAGCCCAGCGCCGCTATTGCGGCCGCTGCGTCTTTCGGCGGTGCCGACAGTCTCGACAGGGTGGCGCGCAAGGATGTACCGATGGTTGACGCCTCGATGCCGTTGTTCGCCATAACACCCATTGCCGCGCCCAATTCCTCGATGGAAATGCCCAGCGTGGCAGCAGGTGCGCCCGCATACTGCATGGCAAGGCCGAAGTCTTGCATACCCAGCTTTGACGAATTTGCCGCCGCCTGGATGACGTCTGCCACGTGTGTTGTATTCGCCGCTACGTCACCGGTGCGTAGGTTCCAAATATCCAATGCTGACGTGATGACGTCGGACGTTGCGGCAAGGTCTTCGCCGGATGCCACGGATGCTTCGATGATGGCAGGCATGGCTCCCATGACCTGCTGTGCATTAAAGCCGCCCGCTGCCAATCGGTCCATGCCTTCCGCCGCGTCATTCGCTGAAATAGGGAACTCCGCGCCCAGCTTGCCGGCGACCGCCCGCATTTGTTCCAATTCTTCCGATGTAGCGCCTGCCTTGACGCCCGCCGCCGTGACCGTCGCGTCGAAGTCCATGAAAGACTTCACGCCAATGGCACCGATTGCCGCCGATGCGCCCGCTATTGGTGCCATAGCGTCAGCCATGGAACCAAGTGACCGACTCACGCCGTTTATTTCCCTGGCAAGGTGACGGTGTTGGTTGCGCGTATCTATCAGGTGTTCGCGGATGTCGTTTAGCGACGGCGTGACCAAGTCCGTGATTCTCATCACTACATCAACGATGTCAGCCATATTAACCTCCTTCCTTCAGCTTTGCTTCAGCCGCTTTTTTATCTTCGATTTCTTTCAGCATAAAAGCCCTGCAGATAATCAATTCTCCTGTTTTCATGGCATGAAATACGGACGGCAGTACATGGTGCTTGTGCATCATGTAGTACATCATCTGTACCATGCCGTCCGTTTCAATCAGTTTTTTACTTCTTCAGCCTGTTCTTCAAACTTTTTGGTAGCCTGTTTACCGAATCCGCAAAGATTGCTGACATGGTCGGCAATTTCCTGGATTTCGCCCGCGTTGAAAAGAATCTGGAACAGGTCCTTGCGGCTGCCAGCCTTGAATTTCTGCAACACTTCTTTGTTGTCGAAGTCGCGGTTTGCGATACCGTCGCATAGGAGTCCCAACTGTACTTTGTACATATCAGCCTTTTGCGGTTTTCCGTCCGGTCCAATTTCGATAGCCATATCCTGCAGTTCGCGGATCCGGCGCGACGGAATCTGTTTCAGTTCCAGCACGAACGGTTCCCCGAACATTTCAGACAGGCGCGGGATTTCCAGTTCTTCTTTTGCATGTGCCTTTACTTTGCCGGCGTCGATGGCCAGTAATGCTTCAGCGATATTCATTCTTCAACTACCTCCTAGTTTTATCAGTCTGCTGCTTCATCCAGCACGTCGAAGTCCGTGAATGTGAAGTCCACGGAATCCTCCATGAGTTTCTTTGCTTCCCAATTCTGCAGCATAAGCGTGTCAAACGTGGCGTCATGGATGGCCACGCGCTCCGTTCCGACCGAATCCGGGTCAGATACTTTTGCGATAATCTCGCAAACAGTCTGATGGCCAGCCTTGATATTTTCGCTCATTTTCGTCACGAAGTAGGAAGAAACGTGGTTCATCTTGACTGTGCCGCTGCCTTCCCAGCCGGTGATTTTGTACTGCTTCGCACGCGTCTTTACCTGATTGACCTCCGTCTTAATCAGCTTGACCTGTGCTTTGAATGCCGTTACCTGTGCCATGTACTGCGAATCAATCCAAATTTCGCCCTCGGTGCCGGACATTACCTGCTGTGCTTTGAAGTTATTCAATTCCTACAACCCCCTTAAATAGCGACATCAAGCGTGATGTCTTCCATGGCGTCAAGGATTTTCACCTTTGCGGACAGGAAAACTTGCTTCTTCGTGTCCAGCGCCTTGATTTCATCCGTAGACATGGCGGCCAGCTCGTCCTTTGTGTAAAGTCCGTGCTTCAACTGATAATTCATGACAGCGTCCGCGTTGATGTCCACGGTCGAATAGCCTTTTTGCAGGATGCGCGCGGACTCAAGCTCACGGAAATAACCGTAGATTGCGGAGATCAGCAATTTCTTGTTGTCGTAGTCGTTCGTGTACTTACCGATGTAGCTGTCTTCTGCCGTGCGCTTGATGTCATCATAAATCATATCCATGGCGTCCACGGATTTGATGGTCTGATAGGCTTCAAGTTTGCCCTGCGTGGTGGTGACAAGGGAGTTCACGGCGCGTGACATCTTGAATTTCTCGCCGTCGTACCAGATGAAGAACTCGCCTTTGTTTACCTTTTCGTCGTTTTCATCTTGCGTGTGCTTATCACAGTCAATGACTTCCGACAGCGGCGCATAGGTGGCGGAAATGGTCATAGGCGTACCGGCGATAAGGCCGGCGATACGTGCCGTGTACTCCGCCGTGGTGTACTCACGGTCAGCCGTGACAATCTTGCTGTTCGTGAAGTTGATGATGCCTTCATAATCGCCGCTGTAGTTCGGCAATACAACCTTCGACCGCTTGCCCTTGTTCTCACGGTTCGTTTTCAGCCACGTGCCGACGGATTCCGTCTGCTTGTCCGTGATGGTCGGGATAGCAATATAATCCCAGCGGTCCGTGGCAAGCGCGGTCAGCGTATCCGCGAATTTGTCAGCCGAATCGTTCGGATCCGTAGTTTCGCCTTCCGCCTTCGTGACCGTCGGCTGCAGATATACCTTCAGGCGGTACGGCGTCTTCGTATATCCCAGCAGCGCCTTTTTGATATAGTCCTTGTTGTTGTCGGTCAGCTTTTCCGGGATGTCATCCGTGGTGTAGATGACAAGCGGATTCTTCACGGCGGCAATCTTGTTGCCGTCCGTGTCCGTGTAACCTGCCAGCAGCGCTTCAATCGTCGCTTTCGGCTCCTCCAAAATGAGTGCCACGATGCCTCGCTGGCTGCGCTCAATAGCTTCGATGCCCGCTTCCGTGAATGCGATATTCACTGAAGGCATACCCAACTTTGCCATGTTTTATTCCTCCTGTATGGATTGATGCCATAGTTCTTTTTCTTCGTGTTCGCCGCCCGTGGTGTATTCGATGTCCACACTTTCGATGGTGTCCAGGTTGATGACGTGCGTCACGCGCTCCACGTAGTTAACCGTTATGGTGATGGTCAGGATGTCCTGTTCTTCGCCCGCGCGGTCATCTTCGATGGAGTCGATATGCAGGTAACGCCGGCCGGCGTAAAATCCAACCTGGAACAAGTGCTGGATGCGGTCTATGACCGCCATATATGCCAGCTCGTTCTTTGCGTTGTCCTTTCCGTAGTAGGTCAGCTTGACGGCAAGTTCTTTGCGTATCAGGTTGACCGTGTGTGGCGTCATGGTGGAGGATGCTGCAAGGAAGAAACAAGGTTTCTTGAATTCCTCCCGCACTTCATCCGAATAGACAGGGCAGTTGAACTCTTTCGTCACCGCTCCTACGATTGCTTTCAGCACGTCGGACTGCTTGACGATGTTGTCCGTCATTTCAGCCAAGTCTATCACACACCTTTTGGTAGAACTCCTTGTCCATCTTTCCGCGCACGTCATCCCAATTCTTTTCCACGGTCTCTTTTACGAAACCTACGTGGGAAAGGTCTTTGCCGACGTTCGGCACATAGTCGCCCATGTGGTTTTTCCGGCGGAATCCACGGTTGACAAGGTGGAAGTGCGGCGCTTTTGACCTGATTTCTGCATGGATGGTGTCCGCCGTCCAGCCTTTCATCTTGCATTTCCACGACTTCGACAGCTTGCGTGGATGATCATACTTGCCGACAGGTGACGCCTTGCGTAATTCGCGCGTCATCCGCTTCGCGCCTTTTTCCAGCACTTCAGCAGCGTCAGAAGGGTAGCGGATGCGCATTTCGTCCACGCGGCGGATAAATTCATCAAGCGTCATCGTCTTCAGCGCCCCTTTCTTTCAAGTTGCACATAAGTTCCAGGCGCGCGTGCTGTTCGTACGGGTCCACGATGGACTGGATGCGATAGTGCCGCCCGCGATACTCTACAATCATAGATTCATCAAGGTTTTCGCGGTATCTTATGACGATTTTTGTCATAATCTCGACTTTGTCGCGGTATTGTTCGTAATAGGTCCGCCCGCGCGCCGGTTCGACATAGGCCCATATCGGCCCACCGAACACATTTTTCAGTTCTTGATGCGTCAGCCCGTATTCATCCACGGTTTCGGCGTATTGCAGGATGTTGATTTGACGGTTCATCTGGCCGATTTCGTCAATGTTAATCATCCGTATCACCATCCAGCGTTTCGTAATGGCCGGCAAGGGAAATATGGCGAATCAGCGCTGACAAGCTGTGCGGCAGCTCGTTCAGATTTGTCTTCGTCGTGAACGACGTGCGGTTCTCATACCACTGCAGCACTAGTTCGCGCTGGCAGATGTTGAAAAGCTCCGCGTCCGGATTGAATTTCTTTCCGGTTGTCTGCTCGATGTAGTCCACGGCGGCGGTCATACAGCCTTTGATATAGTCATCATCCGCCGTAATGTCCGAATCAACCTTCAGATAGTTTTTCATGTCTTCCAGCGTCACAGCCGCCATAGCTTACACCTCCCGTCAGGCCGTGGCGTTGCCGGCCAGCTTGACAAGGGAGTCATACTGCACCGGTTTGCCGTCAACGACCATGATAGATTTTCGGATCACGTCATCCGTGTCGTTGTCAACGTAGGTACGCATACCGACGGCGAAGTTCGTGTTCAGCGTGTAGTCGCTGAAGTTGTACAGCATGGCGAAAACGTCCGTTTTCTTCAGTGACGTGCTGAAAGCCGGCAGGTAGTTGGTCAGTACGACGCGGCGACCAAGTAGCGTGCGTTCCGGCGCTTTTCCCAGACCGTAGTTCACGCGTGCAATCGGCTGGCCGCTCTTGTCCTCCATGCCGACGAACTCCATGAAGGTCTTCTTCGACATTACCCATACTGCGTTGTTCTCATACTCCATAGGCAGCGCACCTTCCGCCGCGACAAGGTCTTTGTAGGTCAAGCTGGCCAGATTGAACGTCGTGCCTTTCGATGCGTCATTCAGGATGCCCGTCGGCTGTGCCGTGCCGGTGCCGTTCAGGATGGCTTGCTCGATGGCTTTTGCCATGGCTTCAGAAATGGAGTTTACCAGGCGCGCTTCGAATGCACTCAGCGCCATTTCGTCCGTCTCAATCGTCACAGACACCGCACAGCTCAGTTTGTAATGGCCAAACGTGATAGCGGCGTCCAGCGGCAGCTTCTGGCGGTCGCTTCCCTTGCCTTCAGCAACCCACGATGCTACCGGCTTCACCGATGCGACCGGGATAGTCAGTCCTGTACGGTACGCCGTGCGGTTTACCAGCGGCAGGATCATGCCGTATGCTTCGACCTTCTCGACGATTTTGTTCAGCGTGACCGGTGGCACAAGTGCGCCGATGTCATCCGTGGACGTGGTAGCGCTGGCGCGGAACTCGACCGGCAGTTCACCACCACGGCAGACATACTTCATGAATGCCTTGCGGTAGGCTTCGCTGTTGTAGCTGTTATCCGTGTCTTTTGCCGGCGGATTTACCGTGCTGGACGGCAGGGTATCTTCGTTGATGCCAGCGGCAATCTGTGCGCGGCGCTGGATCTGTTCCGCTTCGTCGTTCAGCTCGCGCAACTCCTTTTCCAATGCGTCCAGGTCAACTTTCTTGTCCGACTGCAGGAAGGCGCGGATTTCCGCCTTGCGTGCATTGATTTCCTCGATTCTATTCATTTCGTGTCCTCCTTCAGAGTGATGCCAGCAGTTCAAGCCGGCGCTTCTTATCTTCGATACGCTTGCTGTCGCGTGCTGCAAAGTCACAGCCGCCCGCGCGCGCTTCGATTTCGGTGTCTTCGTAGGCAGGGAAGTCTACAGCGGCAACGTCGTACACGGTGCCGATGCGCGTGACGGTGGTCATATCCACCTTTTTGTTCTTGTCTACGGTATTGTCATATTCATCTACCGTAAATGCAAAGGACATCTTATCGATGTAGCCGCCCCGAATCAGCGTGTACAGGTCCCGCCCGGCTGTGGTGTCGGCCAGCTCCGCGCGCACCTTCAGCCCGTGGTCATCCACGGATAGCTGCAGCGACTTATTCGACGTGCGTGCCAGCACAAGCGCGTTGTCGCCGTGATTGTACTTCAGCACAGTCCGCGACATATCCGCGCCGTCAAAGGCACCTTTTGCGATGGTCTCCGCGTATTTGTACCCGGAATACTCCGATTCCCACAGTACAGCAGGGGAGTCAAACACGGCGGCGTAGCCCTCGACAATCATCTTGCCGCCGGTGTCATCGTCCGCCCGCTGAATCAGGTTCAGACTCATTGTCCGCGTCATTTTCTGTTTCATCGTCGTTGTCACCCCCTTCCGTGGAGTCTTTCCCCGTCTGATAGGCCGATTGGTCGGCGGCCTTGACGTAGTTCAGGCTTACCTGCCGCGTGTCTCCATCCGGCACGCCCGCATAGCCGAACATTTCGCGCACTTCGTTGATGGAAATGCACCCGATAGGCGTCAATGCCTGGCATACCTTGATTTTCGATGCCACTGACATATAGGACAGGCGGTTCGACTCCAAAATAATTTCATTTCCGAACCCTTTTTCCCGCGCCGTGAACAGCTTGTCGGTCAATTCCTGTGCCAGTTTCACGGCCATAGGCTCCAAAACGGATTCGTAAAAGGCGATATATTCGTCTTCCGTGTATTTCCCTGTGACGATGGCGTCGTTCAGCCCAAAATGGCGGTAGATGTTGTCCCGCGCAAACATCATCTGCGCGGCGTTGAACGTCGTTACCGTCGTTGTGATCTGCTGGAAGTCCGCCTTGTTGTCCAGACTTCCAATACCGCTGCCGTTCTTCGATGTGGCGTATGTGTCCACAAACTTTTGCCATGCGCGTTTTTCGTCTTCCGGACGCAAAGTCTGCTTCCAGTGAAGGATGCCGCGCAAACTGCCAAAGTTTTGTACTGCGTTGACGATGCTCGACTTGATGGCCTTCAGCGTGGACAGGTCATCCCGCAATATCCTTCCGGCGTCATCACCCCAAATATCATCCCGCGCGAATTGCCGGCGGATGTGGACGATGTCGGAGTAGGGGAGTGTAGTCTGCTGTCCGCTGCTGAATGTGAAGCGGCAGTACAGTTCATGCGCGTATTCCCGTAGCTCGACCTGTTCAAAGCAAAGCGGCCATACTGCAACCAGCCGCCCGCCTGCGTCGCGCTGCGGATATACAAAGGCGTTGTTATACGTCAGGTATTGCGCCGCGACTTTCTCAAGAAACTCGCTTGTTGTCATCAAGGGATTCGGCTTCGTTGACAGCAGGTAGTCCAGGTTATCCTCGACGCGCTTTTGAATCCGCCCGTCACGGCGGACAACGTGGCGTGGTGCCATTTTGCCGAAATGGCGCGCTATGGTGTCCACGCAATCGCGGACGGTAGGGTCATCGTATGCGTTACCTGACCATGGCGTGTAGACGTTGCTGTAGCTGTTCAGCAGCTTCGCCTGTTCCGTTTGCTGATCATTCCCGCCGCCAAAAATCTTTGCAAATAGGCTCCTGATTTGCACTGTGTCACCTCCTGTCAAAGTAAATTTTCATAGTCATCCTTCGTGTCTTCGTAAACAACGAAAGCATCCAGCAAAGCGGCAAAGCCGTCGATGCGTTTTTTCGGTGAAATTCCTTTTGTCGGCTGGATATTTCCGTTCCTATCAACGTCTACGCACACATTCGCCATGCACCATTTCAGCACGGGATTGTTGCCGTAGTTTACCTTCTTCGCGCCCAGCAGCGCCGACAGGGATTTCATAGGTCCCGAAAGAGTCTTCTTGCCCTGGATAACCGGCACCATTACCGCTTCACCGAATGTGTCTGTCATGTTTTGCACGAAATACTTCGCGGACCATGAGTCATAGCCCACGCGGTACAGGTAGACGTCGTGTTCCGTCTGCTGTTCCTCGAACCACTCGACCAAAAGGCGGTAGTCGATGGAGTTTCCCGGCGACGTGCGGACAAAGCCGCGTTTTTGCCAAATATCGTATGGCACCTTGTCTTCATGTACGTGCTTTTCCAGCAGGTCTTCAGGAATCCAGTACATTTGCCGGACATAGATTGTGTCATCACCGGCCACGCGGAACAGCAGCGTGGCACAGGTCAGGTCTGTGGTGGCCGACAGGTCCACGCCGCCGATGGCATAGCGTGGTTTCAGCGCGTCAATGTCGTACGTGGCGTCATTGTTCAACTGTTCAAACGTCATGAACGCCGCCGACGCCGTTTCGCGGACGTTGAAGTCCTTACACAGCAAGTTCTTGACGTAGATTGGATTCGACTTCGCCCGCGCCACCTTGACTTGCAGTTGCTCGACGTCTTTGATAGTCCCCAGCGCTGGATTTGCCTTTTGCCAGCATGACGGTTTCACCCATTCCGACCGTTTATCCAGCTCATACATGACCGGCAGGATTGTTTCATCATGGTAACCTTCTGGATCACCATATCCGGCAACAATCTTTGCGCCTTCGTCATACTTCAGGTCGAAGATGTTGTCACGGACCACGCCCGCCGTGGACGTGATGATGCACAAGGGCTGCTCACGCGCCGACATACCGTCTACCAGTACGTCGTAGGTGTTCTTGTCCTTGATGGCGTGCAATTCATCAATCAGTGCGCCGTGGATGTTCAAGCCGTCCTGATTGTTTGTGTCGCTGGCCAGCGGCGCAAACACGCCGTCATTGATGTTGCAGCGTATCTTCGATACCAGGCACTTGCAGCGCCGGTTTAGGGCAGGGGACTTTTTAATCATCTTGACCGCTTCCGACCAGATAATTTTCGCCTGATCTCGCTTTGTGGCGGCTGAATAGATTTCCGGCCCCGGCTCACCGTCGGCAATCAGCAGATACACGCCAATGGCGGCGGCCAGCGTGGATTTTCCGTTCTTGCGTGCCACAATCAGCAGCAGTTCGCGGTATTGGCGCTTGCGCGTCTCACGGTCCACAAAACCGAACAGCGCACAGACAAGCGCTTTTTGCCACAGTTCTAGCATGACCGGATGACCTGCCCACTTGCCTTTGCTGTGCTTGCAGAAACGCTGGATGAACTCCACGGCGCGGCCAGCTTTAGCGGCGTCATAGACGTACCTGCCGCCCGTGTCCTGCATTTTCTTCACAAGATGGCGGTACAGTCTTTTGACCTTGTCGCTGACCGTCACCGCGCCGGACTGGATGGCCTGTTGGTACTCGGCGATAGGGTCAGCCATTTCCCGCGTGCAGGAACTCATCTAAGCCGTCGGATATGTCCGGACGTTCGGTCTCCGGCATTTCTGCTATGACCGTTCGTACCAGTGCATTGTAATTCTTGATGACGGTGGAGTAGCAGCGGCTTGCCGTGGACTCTTTTGTCCCCGACTGGCCGCCGCCATTGTCGTATTTCTCAACAAAGCCGACTTTCTCAATCTCCTTTTCCAGCTCAGCGATATAGATTTCCATTTTGGCTAAACGTGTGAGTGTAGGCCGTAGAATTTTCATTTTATCGGCGTCTAAATTGCCAAAAATGTCCTCTAATTCGGCCACTCTTTTCTTGACGGTCGTTTTTCCTCTCATAAGTGGCAATTTTTCACCTGCCTTTTGACCACCCCCCTTCATGCGCGCCGTGCGTGTTATTCATAGCCCCGCCCCCGGCGGGCAAAAAGTTCTTTTTAGGCGTACATATAGGGGGGGAGTAGTACACATTCTGTGAACACGGAAGAAAGAAACCCTGCTGATGTGCGCGGATGCGGATACATTTCGCGGCCAGCGTTGTGTTGTCCGCCCGCTATACGGCACAGCCATGCCAGCGGTGAAGCAAAGCAACTGTCACGGCCATGCCACGTCATCCGCTTCGTGTCGCTGGCCGCCGCCTGCCGATGCTGCTGTCATCGTGCCGCCCGCGTGGACGGCGTCGTGGCCGTGTCGGTCATTTCGTGCCGGTCAATCTTCACGATCTGCATCTACCACGCCGACCACGTTGCCGTCATCGTCGAACACGATGCGCCGCCCGTCATCGTGCCGCCCATGGATGGCGTTGTGGCATTCCTGGCACAGCAGCATTAGATTGTCCCAGCCGTAGACGATGGAGTCATCCGCGACGTTGTCCGGCGTCAGCGGCTGGATGTGGTGTACGATAAAGCGCTGCGGCCTGCCGTCCTTGTGCGGTATGGCGTTGTGGCAGCGCTCACAGACATACAGCTTCGACTCGGCAAATGCTTTTGCACATTTCCGCCACCGTCTGGATTCGTATATCTTTTTCGAGAACTCCCGCGCCATAGTTTCGCCCCGTTTCCCCAGCATGATTTCCCAAATGCCAATTTAGGCAGACAGAATTTTCCAGGCGGTTCCCATTTTTCCGCATATACCCAAAAACGACGCCTTTATGCAAAGCGCCGTTTCCGGATGTGTAATATGAGTTTTAGGAGGTGGAAGATTGCCTGCCCGCTCGGTTTTTACACCGTGTCTATATCATAGCACGATTTGTCCGCCGAATTACCCGTTATTTATATTCTTGACGATTTCAATCAAGCCGAATTGTGCTGCCACCGCCGCCGCGTACATCCGCGTGTCGGTCATGATGCGCCCATAGGTCGATTGTGATACACATAGCTTGCAGCACGTCTCCTGATAGTTTTCGCCACGGTAGCGCGACTTTGCTACCTTGCGCTGAAGCTCATTCAAATGCTCATAGGTGGCGCGGATGACATACAGCCATTTTTCCGGATGCTCAATCTTCTTTCCCGCTACGTAGACATAACGAATCGGTGTCAGTTCATGCAGCGCGGTTTGTGCCGTCGGATCTGAAATGTACCCCGAACGGCCAGCGGTCATTTTCCCCGCGTGGCTCCCCGAATCAAGCCGCCGTTCCCGGACAGCCTGCTTTATTTTGTTTTCGTGGTAGAACATGAAGTCAACCGTGGTTATATAATCGTTCCGCCGGTTATTCTTGTACTGCATTACCAACCCTGCCTTTTATTTCTTCACGCGCTGCCAGTAATTGCGGATGGCCATTTCTAGCAGGTGCTTCGATGCGTTTTCGTAGCTCCAATACCGCTTAAAGATTTTTTCGCCGCCGTGCGGTTTCTTGTAGCGGATGGAGTATAGCCTCCCGTCCGGTTCCTTGTCTGACGTCAGGTGCCAGATGCGTCCGCCTTCATCCCGGAACACGATAGCGTCAAGGTCGGGACGATGCCTTTTCCATGGCAATCCTTTGAGAACGTCCAGTCCGTCACCTCCCCATAACCTCTCAAAAAGTTTTTTGCGTTTACCATTTTTACCGCCGCTACCATTTCGTCATACGTGAAGACGGAACACATCTGCGTGTAGATGGCGACCAACACATCCACGGTTTCCTCCGCAAGATGTGTGCGGCCTTTGCCGCCTTTTTCCTCTGCTGCAAAGCGCATTTCGGTTACTTCTTCCTGGACCTTGTCAATCTGTTTCGACAGGTCAAAGGAATCTCCGTCCATGCAAGGCTTTACTGCCTTGATTTCAATGCCCATTGTTTTTCCTCCTGTATTCGATGCAGGCGCGCGTGCTGCGCTTTATGCCCACTGACTTGATGGCGCATTTCACGCCGCCCAAAAGAACGTCATTCAGACAGTTCCGGCAAGTGCCGCAATAGTCAGCCGGTGGTGGTGGAGGAGGATTTCTTATCCCCGATTTGTTTGTCATATTGTTCGCGCTCCTTCTTTGCCTTTTCATAGGCCAGCTTCATTTTCTCCGATTCGACTTCACACATGGCGAACAGTTCTTTGAACGTGATGTGCGTTTCTCCTTCGATTGTTTCGCGCAATTCGTCCACGGTGTTATGCCCGCGTACCATCATGTCGCCCAGCTCGTTCAGCTCCAGGATAAAACGCTGGATGCGCTTTTTGCCAAAGCCGAATTGCATGTGCAAAACGCCGACCACAATCTGTACCGTCTGGCCGAAAATATCCGGCGTGAATTCTTTCATGATTAAATCCCGGTTTTCGGTCAATGCCTGATACAGCAAGTGCTGCTTGTAGTCAATGCGCGCCTGCTGGCGGGCGGCGGCATCCATCGTGTCGAAGTGCGGCGTTGAAAGGCGCAAGTCTTCGCAAAGCAGGTTGATGTTCGGCATAGGCGGCTTTTTCCATTTCAGGTTCAGTTTCCTCGATTTCTTCCACGTCAGTTTCATGTTCTACCTCCCGCTTATTCTTCCGGCAGTTCTACGTTGTATCCCATGGCGCGCCGGTTGAAGGCATAGATATAATCCACCGAATGATGTTCACGATCAGCGACGATACCCAATAGGACGTCGCGCGGAATATCCCCGTTATGGAACAGGATGTGGCAGCGCGTGCAAAGCTGAATCAGATTTTCGCGTATGTCTCGTCCTCCCGCGCCGCGCGTGAAGATGTGATGCGGCTCAATGTCCGCCGGTCCTCCGCACAATTCGCAAAATGGCAGGCGGCAGGCATTGATGGTCTTATAGTCGCGTTTCCGCTTCACGGTCCGCGCCCCCTTTGCGATACCTGGACGGTTGCCAGTTATTCACGCGGATGGTCTTTTCTCTATCCCGGCAGGCGTACGCCAACAGGCATACGCCGACCAATACCAAAATGATTGTCATGCTAGAGACATCCTCCTTTTTGCCATGTATTGGCCGTACGTCATGCCAGCCGCCCGCGCCGCGCGCTCATTTTCGGCAAGACATGATTTTTCACGTATGGCCTTCATTTCGCGAAACAGACGTCGCTTTGCCGTGTTACTGCCGCGCATTTCTCTTTCCAGCACGGTTTTGCATTCCGGACAGTAAAGGCTGCGCGGCTGACCGATGAATTTTCGCCCGCAATTTTTGCAGGTTTTCGATACTTCCATGTTTTCCTCCCAAGCAAACTTTCAAGGCGGGGCAGTGCTGGCACGGATGAACGCACCGGCACGCCGCAATCATTTTCTTGTTCATTCGTTTCTCCTGACGCGCGGCATTTCGCGTTCGCACACAATGCGCTGCATAGGGTAGCCCTCCGCCGTTTTGCCATTGAAGCACAGCGACGGCACAAGGACATAACCTTTCGGCGCGGTCATCTTTTCGCTATACGTGTCTGACCGTTTGATTTTTCTCTTTTTCGGCGGACGGCGTAACAGGTTTCTTGATGTGTGGATGCGCCCGGCATGGTCGGCAATTTTCTGTTTGCTGAAATAGTTCGCCATTTTCACCGCGTCGGAAAGTTCCCCGCCGAATGGTTCAATCTTCACAAAGCCGTTTTTCCATATCTGCTTCATGATGCGTTGCATGGTGGCGAAGTCAAACGCTTTGTTTACCAGCACATGGAAATGTGGCCGCCCTTTGCCAGATAGGTTCTCAATCACCTGTACCCACTTGAACGGCACGCCCGCTTTCTCAAAACGGTATCTTAGCCGGTTCATGAATAGCTTGCTGTCGTGCGGCACATTCTCCGGTTCCGGTTTCTCTTTGTAGGTCACACTCAGATACCAGTCACCCACTTCAAAGTTGTCCTTCAGCAGCATGGCCAGCCTTTCCGCTCTGTGTCTCTGATTGATTGCCTGCTGCTCCGGTGACGTGACTCCGGTTCTCTGACTCCTACCACCTTTTCCGCCATATTGCCAGGTATGATATTTCTTGATGATCATGCAGCTTTTATCTGCTGACACCCATCTTGACTCCACATACATTTTGATGACCTCTAAATTTCCCTGTTTTGGTGCTAAGTTTAATTCCTTTATCAAGCCCCCAAACGGCCCCATGTGGAACCGTTCGGAACCTTGACATTATATTGTAGGAAAAGTCACTTCGTCAGCACCCATATCAGCGCTGTCCAGCATAACAGGCATCCCGTCATGAAGATGGCCTGCGCGGCGCTTTCAAGCTGTCTGCGCTTTCTGCTTTTCCGTTCCGTCTGCATTTTTGTTTTTATTCACCATACTTTCTGCTATGATCTGCGCGACGGTTTCGATAAATGCGTCTTCGCTGCCGCCCGTGCATTCAATCTGGATGTCCTGCATCCCCGTCGCCCCCTTCGATACTGAATTGAATCTTCATCTGTGCGCGGTCACCCTTGATGAAGTGTTCCGCTTCCTTGATGGCATTTTCTACGGCGTGCGTGAATTCATTCGTCCAGCCCGGCACGCCTTCCTTTGACAGCTTGTTCGTGCGGATGGCGATGCACTTCGCCTGGCGCGGTACGGCGTGCAAGGCTTCCAGCTTGACCGACGGCACGCCGACCTTGTCGTAGGACATGACCATCTTGTGGACCATCGTGCCGCGCGCGTCTTCAGGAGACAGGCCGCAATATGAAATAAGGTGCGGCGTCAATCCCTGCAGCGCGGCAATCATTTCCGGGCGCGGAATATCGGATGATACAAGGTAGTGTTCTTCCAGCCCGCCGGACGTGTTTTCCTGTCGCCAAGCAATGGTTGTCTGGCCGTCCCTGTAGCTTAATTGCAGGATTTCCATGTTCCCACCTTCAATCTACCTGTGCGTAGAAACGAATACCGAATTTGTCAGCGTATCTGTCCAGGTCTTCCTGTGCCTGCGATTCTTTCCAGCGCGGCGTCAGGCTCCGCACCGGCAGCCAATGCGTTGACAGCTTTCCGTCCCGGCAGATACGGTGATAGGCGCGGTAGGCTCCGTTCGCGTTCTTCCTTACGGCGAAGATGCTGCCGGACTTGTTTTTGTAGAATGTTCTCATTTCTCATGCTCCTTTATCACTTCGCGCGCGGCCTGAAGGACCGTGCAGATAAAGTCAATCGGCGCCGCGTCTTTGCGGATCGGCACGGTGCGCGCCTTCTTGCCATGGTAGAGGATGAAGCAATGCTTCATTTCGTCATCCGGCATGACGTTCACCGGCTCCGCTATGCACCAGTCCAGCATGTTGTCGATATTGTCTATGGTGTCGAACGTGACATAATTGCAAGGGTCCACGCCGACTTCCTTGTGGTACGTCATTTACGGTTCACCTTCTTTCGTGTCGAACAGATTAAGCTGGATGTCGGCGGCATCTGCTACCTGCTTGACGTTCTCACGGTGTCGTTTGCTGTTTTTCCACCACCAGCCGTCCAGCACGTAGACAGGCGTGTACCAAATATCCGGTTCTTCCAGCGTCAGCGCGTTCTGCCGCATGACGATAGCAGGGATACCGTACAAGGAAAGCTGGATGTAGCACATATACACGCACCGTTCATCCACGTCGCCCGCCACGACCAGCACGTCCCGGCATGGATTGCCGCCCGCGTGCCGGACGCCGTTCAGCCCGCCGTAGATGGTCGAACCGGAACCACACGCGGCGTCATTCATGGTGATAAAAGGTTGATGCTTCAGGGTTTCTTTGATGTCATCCCCGATGGCAAGGCGTCCCATCATTTCTGACAGGCTGTTCGGCGTGAAGAATTGCGCCTTGTACTTGTTTTGGACGTCCAGTTCGTGGAATATCTCGCCCAAAACATCCTGATAGCCCTCCGTGGTGACTCGCCTGTCCAGTTCGGCAACCATCAGCGCGGCCATTTTCGCCATGGACAGCTTTTCGTCCTTGTCATAGCGGCGCGCAATCGTGGCGTATTCTTTCAGGCGGTCTTTCGGCTGTGTCAGGTCAACCCGCGTGCTTATCTCGATGGCGAACAGGCCGCACCAATCTTTGAACGCCTGCCAAAAGTCGGTGCGGCGCGCCAACTTGTCGAATTCCTTCAGCCATTCGGCTTTGTAGTCAGTCATCGTCATCATCTACATCCATAGCCTTTGCCATGTGCTCAATCTCTGAACGGTAGCGGCGCGGACGGTCGGACATCCCATCTTCAAAAGCGGCTTTATACAGCTTTTTCATGGCGTCCTTCATTGTTGCTTTGTCCAGATTGTCATCGTCATACAGGCAGTCAACCAACATGTCCATGCCCTGAAGCTGGCCGGTGTAGTAGTCTGCCAAGCCTTTCTGAATGTCCTTTTCCATGTAGTCTTCGTTTCCGACAGATTCATCTTCCTTGCGGCTGGCCGTGGCATACTCATATACCGCTGCATAGTACAGGTAGATGATTTTCAGCTTTTCGCGCTGCTTCATTTTGCCTTCCTCCATTCTCAAACGATTTCGCATGATTTTCGCACGATTACGCGGTTACCTTGTTGTTGGCCTTGCCGAACGACACCTCGAAGCCAAGTCCCGTGTCACGGTTCATCTTTTCAATGGTGCGCAAGAAGTTGATACCGTCGGAGATTTCTTCGTCCGTGTCGATGTCAGCGATACCCAGCACCCAGCCCAGCGCATAAGCGCCCTGGAACAAGTTGTGGCGGTTCTTCCACGTGCTCACGTCGTAGTAGACGGTCTCCGCCGCTTCGCGGCAATAGGTCATATACTGCTCTTTGATTTCTGCTTTCTTCATCATGGCTTTTTCCTCCAAATTCCTGTTCTACGGTTTATCAATGATGGCGGAGTAGGTTCTCCGCCCGCATGATCTGAATGTGGCGTTCCCGTTTGCGGCATACGTGCCAGTGGCATTCCATGACCAAATTGCGAATTGGCTTTGCTGTCAATTCATGTTCCAGCACAGGGATTTCGTCCATTGGCACCTTGCCGGTGTGGTTAATCAGCTCATGGTCGTCCATGTAGAGTTTCAATCTTCCACCTCCCGTTTACGCCGTCAGCGGTTTGTTCGCTGCCTGCTTCTCGCGGTGAAGCTCCACAAGGCGGTTCATCATCGACGCGCCGACGATGGCGTCCGTGAACGCCTTCGTCTGTTCGGCATCCAGCTTTTCCAGCGCTTCCAGCAGGCGCTTTGCGTCTGTCATCTTAGATTTGAACTCCTGCTCATTCATGGCTTCTACCTCCTTTTTACTCTACCTGTGATAAAATTCTATTCTTTATTTCGTTTAGGATTTTATCTAATTACATTCTATCACAAATGGAATATAATGCAATAGGTTTTACAAAAAAATCTTTTCTTTTTATCTCATTTGTGATATTATACATATAGGGAGGTGAGTATGATGCAGGTATACGAACGTATTAAGGAAGTCCGTAAGTCAATGGATAAGACGCAAAAAGAATTTGCCGAAATGTTAGGCGTCGGTCAGTCTACGCTGGCCATGATGGAAGTCGGCAAGCGTCAGGTCAGCGACCGTCATATAAAGACAATCTGTGCTGTGTGTAATGTTTCGGAAAAGTGGCTCCTGAATGGAACCGGCGAAATGATGCAGCAGACAGACGAAACTTTACTGGCACAGTTGGCAGACGAATATCATCTATCTGCTGATCAGCAGGTTTTTGTGAAGTCGTTCCTGTCCTTGACGCCGGAACAGCGCACGGTCATCGTTGACGCCGTGTGTGATGCTGCTGCCGCTATCCAGCGCGCCCGCGAACAAAGGAAGGCTGACAGCATAGACGCAAAAGTCGAAGCGTACCGTCAGGAATTGGAAGCCGCTGAAAAAGGGCAGTCTCTTTCCACGACTGGCTCCGCCGCCATAGACGGTAACGAAAAAGACGCATAACCAAACAGGCCGCCGGTTTTTCGGTCGGCCTTCTTGTATATGAATGTAGGGGAGTGTTTACCATGTCCGAACGCAAGAAGGGCAGCTCACTGTTGCAGTTGCCGACAGATTACACGGTTATTGACCTTGAAGCTACCGGCCTCGACCCTCAATATGACCATATCATTGAAGTTGCGGCGGTGAAGGTAAGGGATGGTGAGGAAGTTTCACATTACAATTCGCTCATACAGCCGCCCGTACAGGACGATGACGGCCAAGCCTACTATGTGGATGATTTCATTACCCAGCTTACAGGCATTACGAATGATATGCTGGCCAGCGCGCCGACCTTTAAAAAAATCAAAAATGACCTATGGCAGTTCCTTGATGGTGAATTGCTCGTAGGTCATAATGTGAATTTCGATATAAACTTCCTGTATGATAATTTCGCCCAATATGGATTGACCTTTCAAAACGACTTTGTCGATACGATGCGCTTATCCCGCCGTGCGCTTCCCGACCTCCCGCACCACCGCCTTAAGGATTTGTGTGCTTATTTCCATATTGACGGCGAATTTCACCGTGCTGCAGGCGATGCCGCTTTGACTGACAATGTGCTGCATCACCTGGCCGAATACATCAAGGCGAATCATGTGCCGCTTACCCGGCACCGCCCGTCTGTTGATTTGCGCCAATTGCAGGCAGACGGCGCTGGCAATCCCGACCATCCGCTTTACGGCCAGCATTGTGTGTTCACCGGCAAGCTCTCCCGCTTTGAACGTAAGCAGGCCGCCCAAATGGTGGTTAATGTCGGCGGTTTCTGCGATAATAACGTAGTCAAAACTACTAATTTTCTAGTTGTTGGCAGTTTCGACTATGTTTCCAATGTCAAAGGCAACAAAAGCACGAAAATCAAGAAGGCTGAAAAGCTCATACTGGCAGGTCAGGATTTGCATATCATATCCGAAAATACCTTCTATGACATGATGGATGCTGAATAGGCGGTTTTCGTACAAAGTGCGTGTATATATGTGCGCTTTCGGCCAATATCCCCAATATTGGCCAGCAAAAGCGCCTTTTCACTATGATTTTTCGTACAAACAAAAAAGGCGCGCCGCGCCCCGACGTGCCTTTTCTGTGTAGAACATTCTATTCCAATGGGAATTTAGAGGAAACCGTTACTCATGGAAGTTTTAGTATCGGTTCACTTTCTATTGTACCCATAAACGACATTCTGTAAAGGGGGAGGAATATGATTGCAGCCCT